CTTTGATAAAAGATGAGCCAATGACATTTCATCTTCGTTAGTAATAGATGTAGTGGCCGCTTGATCAATAGAATTTGTAGCATCCATTGCAAGAACTTTAGCCTGAGACACACCAGCATGATTTGCTAAATCAGGCACATACCGAGGTACCACAGCGGTCACATCAGCCGTTGTAATTGGCTTTGACCATCCAAAGATACTTGCAACACCGCCAACCGCATCAGCTATCCACCCAACAGCAGATGCCACATTTGACACAATGGGAACACTCGTCAGAGCGCCCGCCACTTCTGAAACAATTCCAGCGGTTCGCTGCACAACACCGTGTGACGAACCTGCTTTAGCCTTTTCCTGTTTAAGATTCACATGATCAACACCAGCGGTCACTTTCTCGGGATCAGTAAATGCAGGAGTCAAAGCCAGTCCAGTCGGAACAGTAACACGAATGTTACTAGCCGTAACCCATACAATACCATCCACCTCGGCCAAACCTGTCAATGGCGAATATACAGAAATAAATACTTGACCCAGTCCACCAAAACCGGATTGCATATCAATATGTGATAAATTAATATTATAAGGAATAGTCAATTCAGCAGCAGTATCAGTATTAATATCTAAGAATACACGTTTATAACCGGTCACTCCACCAAAATGCAATTGTTGACTCGGTGTATTACCTAACATCTTTTGGAGAGGATTAAACCATAAAATTAACATTCCTGCATTAAAAGGCTGCGCATTTACCTGCACCTTAATAGTGAAGTCAGCCCGTAAGTATCTAAATCCTTGTAATTTTTCAAATATCATAGGCTGTGCTATCCAATCACCAGGCAATGCCACAGTGGCAACTGTCGCCCCTGCAGCCGCAGTTTGATTCAATTGAAATCTATATATTGGAATTGGTCTCGAAAGAAACCCTACCACTGAATTCTCTAATTTATCATCAATATTTTCTTTAAGTTCTACCGGTGCCAAATCTGAGAAAGTTTCTTTTGCAATATCACCTGCTTCATGGAAAGTCACAGTTTCTTTTTGTTCAACAATAAGGGTAGGCTCATTTAGAGCCAAAGTTGTATTTTCTTCATTTGTAAGCTAAATTCTTTGAGATGGAGACAGCTCATTCTTCCACCTCTGCACGCCGGAGCAGTAGCCTATGTATTTTAAGTGAGCACACACTGATCAATAGAACTAAATAATTCTCTCACTGGTTTTATTATTGCTATCTAACAAACCACCTCAGCAGGATTTACTGCTGTATAACTAACGGCGATATTTACACAGCCCCGATCACGAGGTTTTAAGTGTCATGTGAATAAAGTCCATTTCGGCAACCATAATGTTTGCGCACTTTTTGGCGGACTAACTAAATAGTACATAACGCCTTTAATACCCATGGACAATAAACACATAACACGTATACGCGATTTTAACGACTCCGCTTGTCTAATAATAACATTACAACATGTCAATTCTATTTAGCATCAACACTTTGTATTCTCCGTATGTCATGCGCACACACGGAGTCTTCTCCGCAATGCGAGCTCTCGCTCTCTCCAATATACATGAATTTACATTGAATACAGACTCCGGATGTAGGCTCAATTCTTCAAACGTACTAGTCATCACTTGAGCACACAGCTCCCAATCATCTTGATGACCACGTATCCACTTTGGCGTCTCCATGATAACATCGAGAGCCAGCGGAGCAACGTATCGAGCCTCTTCTACATCAAATCGGAATCCGCGCTTTAAAAAATTAATATCATCGATCTTACGAAAGCCCATATCGAACTCCGACTTGAGCTCATTAGTATAGGTCATACCAAATAAAGCAAATGCTTCAGTCAACGCGTTTCCGTTTAACCAACCAGAAACTTCTGGCCGAATCGACCAAATATCATCATCACCATAACACAGAAATACAACATCACGTCTATAATCTGCCATGGTAACACGAAGACCAGCATTACGGGCTACATTAAGGTATGCCAATCGAGCGGCAATCAAATGGGCAATTGAATTCAAGACTGTGGTGATTGGGCACCCAGAAGGGTTGGAGTGATCCCATGCATAACAACGATCACCATAAACATGTACAGAATATACAATTTCACTCCACATCGCACGACGTATAGTGTTGGCAGCTGGATCCGAATTACCATAAAAATCTTCAATGACGTCGAACGCAGCCCACAACAAGGCCGCACTCAATGACCCGTCATAATTTGTAAAATCACCCGCCAGACACTGGTTACCCTGCGATTTCATTCTCTCCGCGATAATGGTCCATTCAAAGTTATATACATTTACGCCGACGGCTATTTCATTATCAACGCGATTCTTCACCGTATGCGCTATCAACGACATAAAATACTGACGAAATAATACTGTAAACACCTGACACGTGACTGAAAATAATCGTGTCTTTCCAGCTTCCACTTTTGCTATGGGACGACGTTCGTCCTTCAACGCGTCCTCCCATACTACACCGGGACGTTTGCCTCGACACATGCGTTCTAAATACCTTTCTCGCCTCTGAATTATGTCCGGATGGTAGAACACGTATCGTTCTCCATCTCTAAAGTATCTACGCTTTCCACCACCACCTTTAGGCCACGTCGGACCACTAGCTGTCGCAGTATTTAATGGTGGGTACAGTGGATCCCCAACCACACCTTCTATGGCTTCCTGCCATGTGAGCACTCGAGGCTCAGTTGGAACACCACCACAAATCAGTTGAGATACGTCATTTTTACACATGTCCAGATCAGCCATCTCGATCAGCGGATTTTGATTCAATACCTTCAACTGCGCACGAGACAATGGGTCAACACACACTCCGTCTCTTTCAAAAGACCGCAAGTGCGCCGGTCGTGTTAATGGCTCAGGCAATTCCTCAGCGATCGGGGAAAGACGAATCTTCGATCGCATACTTGCACCGTAGCGATCGCGGGTCTTGCCAAGCTCATTGTGTTTACCTTCCATGACTCGATTCATCCACATTTGATCACCGCCACCCACAATCACGTCGTCATCTACGCCTTCGTGATCTGGAGCCGCAATCAACGAGTCATCTCGCCTGATCTTCATTGTCTTGACATACTCTGTCAGTACTTCGATCGTCAATGGTTGTGCGACAGCTGGAAACTTTTCACCAGGGATTCCTCCAACATGGAATCCTATTATTTTACGTATCAGTGATGTATCATGAATCAATAATGGAGATCCACAATCG